TATAAAATCCATCTAGTAGGTCCTTTGTCTTACCACATGTCTTACAGGTACGTTCCTTTAATAAGAGATGTTCTAATTCAAATTCCCCTTCTAGATCCATTACCGATAATCCCACATGTAGGACATGTCTCCATATTCATCTGTGTGCCATACCTGTCCATCAGGATCCACAAATGATGTCTCATCTATACCATTATCTATAAATCCAAAGGGTGCCATGTCTGCCTCAATCTGTTCTTTCTGTTCCAGATACATGCGAGCACGGACATCTTGATCATGTAGTTCTCTGAAATAATCTGAGGTTGCTAACCAGGAGAACATAACCAAGCACATAGCAAGGTCATCATTACATCCTTCTTCTGCTTCCCATGCTTGACCCTTCTGAATAAAGGTAGTCAGCTCAGCAATGACATCATAGTCATTGAGTAATAGTTTATCGTCTTCAATCAATGCTTTAAGGTTAGAGCATCCAGTCTTCTTGACTGTGGTAGACATCTTCACACCTAACTGTGTCTTGGTGCCAGAGAATCCTTGACCCACAACTTGTCCTGCACGCCCTCTCATAGCACACATAAGGAGGTTGTCATACTCCAAGTCAAACTGCATGATATCTGCAACCTGACCACCAATATCATTTACTTCAATGAGTACATATGCGTGGTTGTAAGCAGTAGCAACTTGGTGTATAATATTCGGGAACAACAAAGGTTTGATAACGTTGTTCCTATACTTTGCAACCATACGGTAAGGTATAGTCGTGGTGTCGATAACTGTGAAAGCGGAGTAGTCCTTGGTAACCCCTCGGGCTACGTCCACTGAAATTACATACTGATGGTCTTCGATAGGTTCTTCAAAAATATCAAGACCTTTGTTGCGGTTAATCGGTTCTTCATATACCATCGTACGCAACTTTGAGGCAGAGATGAGGGTATCAACTGATCCCAAGAACTCGCATTCAAACTCAACCCTGAACTGCTCCTCAGAGGTGTTCGCGATGGTTTGTTCTTTCCATACTGCATCTCTCCCTGGTACTTCTGACCAGTGAACCTCAGTGGTTACATATTCGTTCTTATTTCTCTCGGCGTCATGCCAGAGTTTATAGAACATGTTCATCCCGTGTGGGGTAGAAATGATAATAACTTTGGTTGATTTACCAGAAGAGATAGTAGGATAAACAGAACTGAAAAACTGGTCAGCAATATGATTCGGAATGAACGCGAATTCGTCCAGAAAGATGACGTTAAAAGACATACCCCGTACAGCAGATGCCGAAGTAGAAGCAGCCATGATTTTGCTTCCGTTCTCCAATTCCAGAGATCCTCGGTTCCACTGACTGATTCCTTGTTGCAACCACTTGGGGAGGTTTTCATAACTAAGTTGTAGACGTTGTAGCATTTCACGCGCAGTCGCTGCTTTGTTAGCAAGGATTGCTACGTTGACATTATCATTGAACAGTACATACCACAACAGATAGGAAGTCACAATGGTGGACTTACCTGACTGTCGTGGTAGTTTGGCGATATTAAATCTATTGTCATGAAACTTCCTAGTCATATCAACTTGGAAGTCATACATCTCAAATGGGATCAGACCTTTATCCAGAGACACAATCTTGATGTATTTCTGAATAAAGTAAACTGGATCCTTAGAGCATTTAATAAATTCCTCAATCTGATCAGGCGTAAACGATTGTGCAACGTTTGCCTTTTTAAGATTAGGATTGCCTAGGTACTGCTGATCTGCACTCATACCAATGTTCCGTGTTCTCTACGAATCTCTTTCAGTTCTTCAAAGTCTTTTTGTTTCGTACCACCGTCATATGCCCATGCATATCCTTCGGTGATCATCATTTCGTTGAGCGATAGTTCGCTGTCCCCCACATAGAGCCACCCAAGTAGGCGACCATACTTACCAACACCGCCAACGAGTTCAGTACGAATAACAAGGTCATCCTCTCCATCAATGGCACCTTCGAGTTTTTCTTTGAGCCAGTTTGTTGCATCGATTCCTAACTCCTTTTCTTCGAGGTCCCTCGTTCTTTTCTCTGGCGTATCAACTCCTGCAACTCTAACTCTTTCTTTCTTGTATAGATCAAACCCGAGATCAATAGTAACGTCAATAGTATCGCCATCAACTACCCTGTTGATCTCGATCACTCGGAAGTTGTAGCAACTCTTCCTGCTTGGCGGGGTCATCGCTCCCATCTTCTAACTCCTTGAATGCTAGTGTCATTATTGTATATATGTAATAACCTACTCCCATCAATAGGAGAATAAGACACCAGATGATACTCCAAGTAACATCGTTGACATCATTCAGTGGTCTCAGTATCAGGTTCATAGGGTTTGAATGATATGCTTATATTATCTAGTCCTTCCACCTCGCTAGGTGTGGATGTAGTAACCCATGGATCAGGGATTTGTTCATCCCACTGTTTATGGATCTCACGTACCTGGTTATCAACGCTATCCATCTCCTGTTCGACCTTAGCATCGACCCAGATTTTCCACAACCATTCAATAATTGCTTTGTATATTTGATTCCAAGGGTACTTCTGATTCCTTGCCCATAACTTGGACTTGGTATACCAGGTTTCTTTCCCTCCCCAAGTTTTTTCAAATTTGAATAAGTTAAATTTCATTGTTCTAGACTATCTAAGTAGTCTATCCACCACTGTGGATCCTTGCGGACTTTCCAATTCGGAACAGGTTTACCCTGCTCCGAATAATGCTCTAACAATGCATCATCGATAATCTGTGCGATCTCCAAATTCCTCTTCTTCTTCATCAACATCTGCATACGGGTTCTCCAAATAGGGTCCTCGTTTTCGTAGAGGTTCTTTTCTGACATAATCCGACTCAGCATTGATGGCAGACATCCAGACCGCAACCTTCATTACTATATAGATGACTGCGAGGGGTAAAAAGCACAGGATCAATGTGTATTGTGATTTCATCTAACGTTGTGTCCTCCAAACATGTATCTCATACCGTTCAGAATCTTGGATCCGAAAGCCGACAGACCGCGACTACTAAATCTTTGATAAAGAGCAGTGGATAGAACAGGAGCGGGTACACCCAGATCCACAGCGGTATGAACAGTCCAACGACCCTCACCGCTATCGGATACTCCGCCAACGAACTTATTAAGCTCTGGATCGCTGCGAAGTACATCAGCAGTAAGATCGAGTAACCAAGACCCAACCACACTACCGCGACGCCAACACTCAGCGACCTCAGCAACGTCAATGTCGTAGCAGTAATCTTCTGGGCATTCCATAGGGGCAACCTCTGCGTCTCCCTCCTTGACATATTTAGATCCTGCATTGGCATTTTTTAGTATATTGAAACCTTCGGCATATGCCTGCATCATTCCATACTCAACACCATTGTGGACCATCTTCACAAAGTGACCTGCTCCTGGTGCTCCGCAATGCAACCAACCTGATTCAGCAGGTGAGACCCAGCTGTTGTCGTGGGTTCTGGGGGCAGCATCAATGCCTGGTGCGAGGGAGTCAAAGATAGGACGGCAAGCAGCGACTGCTTGATTTCCGCCACCAACCATAAGACAGTATCCACGCTCCAAACCATAAACACCCCCGCTAGTACCACAGTCAATATACTGGATACCCAGTTTTGAAAGGTACGATGCCCTTTTCCTACTGTCCTTAAAATTGCTATTGCCATGATCAATAACAATAGCTCCTTCACTACAAAATTGTAGTAACTCATCGAGTGTCTCCTGTACGAGTTCTGCTGGGATTACCATTTGGTAAACGCCAGAAGGTCCAACTTGTTGAACCAATTCTTCAAGAGAAGGTGCTACCTCAGTAACATATCCTTTCTCTTTTGCTTCCTCTGCCTTGGCAAAGTTCCGTCTGTATCCATGGACTTCAATACCAGCGGACATCATTCGACGAGACATACCCTCGCCCATCCGCCCAAGTCCGATCAATCCTACTTTCATTTGTGTTTCTTAGTAAACGGTTCCCAGTGTTCCCATCCATATTTGTGGACCAGGTGCATTCCTATGATGGGTACAAAAACTAAAAAGAATCCCATGACACCTAAGCACCAGGGAGTCTGCATTACCTGTCTAACCAGGAGCTGAACGTGATTCATTTTGGAAATACTCTGGAAAAGGACATCCTTTGAATTCGTTTATCTCATTAACAGATAGAACAAACATGGTTACAAATCCTAGACAGAACGCAAAGAGCATTTGTGGGAAGTTATAGTTTCCCATATATGCAGTAGGATCTGGTTCATCATCATGAGGATGAAGATGTTTAGAGATCTGTTCTACTCTTTTCTTACGTTCTTCGTCAGATTTTTTCATGCTGGATAGTCCCAATC